TGGCGGCGGGCGTGTAGAGACAGTCCCCAACCGGATTCGTTGCGTTTCCGCCAATCGTCGTAGCAAACGCCGGGACAGCCAGTTCGTCCCACATGGCAAGCGTCTGAATGAAGCCAGATGCGCTTGCCGGGAGCAGAATGCCCGTGTCCTCATGCACCGAGGTGTTCAGCGCGTCATAATTGTCCGGGTCTAAGTCAGCAGGGCATATCCAAATTTTACCCGTGCCGGTTTGCCTGTACGCGCCTAAAATGTACTGCCACTTGTTCGCCCACAGCACTTCTCCGCGATAGTAAGCGTTGTGTTGTCCGTTCGTGCCGATGTAGCCGCTCTTACTCCCAATTTCTTCATCAGCCACATTGATAAGCCCATGCACCGACCACCTATTCGAGGTTGTGACCGTCACGGACTCGTTCAACGTTACATCAAGGATGGTCGAGTCGCTGCTGTTGGTCGCGGTTGAAACGACATGATACCGCCCGACCTGTATACCACCGTTGGATGTGCCAATGTCGAAGATCGCGCCCGGAATGACCGCACCCGCGTTGGCTTTGGTCACATGGACAACCGTGCCGCTCGAAGCCGATGTGAACATGTCAGAGGACTGACGATACAGATTTGACACGCCGTTGCCGACCGCCGTCTGCAAGTTGAGCGAGGCAAACTCCACAACCATCAGAAGCGTGGACGCATCCAGTGTGTAGATGTCCGTCAGCGTGCCGCCATAGTTCTTCGCTTCTGAGTGATAGGTAGATACCGCTTTGTTTGATGCGTTGATGCCAACGGTCGGGAGGAAGCACACCTTGCTTGCCCCGTTGATGGTCAATGTGTGTTCAACGCCGTGCCATCTGCCTGTAATCATTTCCGGGTAATGGATATACGAATCATTCTCCATGTCCGTGATATCGAAATACCTGTACGTTCCGTCATCCCAAGACTTACCCCAAAACTCAGGTGTGTAAACCCAAACGCCGTAGGGGTCTGTGTAGGAGAAGCTTGCGTCTCCTTCCCACGCCGTCACGCAATCGGTTATTTTATTTGAAGACGCGAGAGCCATGTACGCATCGAGGTCGATGTTGCACAGCTTTCGACCGCTCCACGGATATATAACATCGAACGGGTTGTTATAGTTCGCGTTCACCGACCCAAAGTGTCCGAAGTTCGTTGTTGTAGTTGTTATCTCTGCCGCATCGTTCAAACGAACGCCCTTCGAATTTATCTTGTCCCACCTCATCGTATAATGCTTCGGAGTTTGTTCTGGTGAAACATAAAGGTTCGCCACGCTCCACCCCCTTATTGGGGCAGGGTTCGAGGCGGTAGGAGGCCATAACTGCCGAGGGGAGAGTGAGACTTCTACGGAAGTCATTGGGAGATTTTCGCCACCATCGTCGAAAGTGACAAGCGCGCCAGGCGTCGCAGTTTTGAAAAAGTCATCATCGTCGACCGTCAGAGTCGTTTCTCCGTCTTTGAGTCGGTAAGGATCTGCCAGCACTTCAACCTTTACGCGGCCGGAATTATAGCCGCTCTTCCCGCCGACCGATACCCGACCGACGAAATAATGATCCGGATTGTCCGGGAGATATACGTGCAGCCTTTTACCGTTTGCAAAGCCGCTGAATCTCGCAAGAACCGTCTGAAAATGTTCTTCCGTTGCCGGGGATCTCGTGCCAGCAATCACATCATGCACCGCGAACAGCGTGAACGTGATCGTTCTCTGATCATACGGCACAGAGCCGGTCAAGGCTTCGGTAAGGTCAAGAGCGCCGGACATTTCCGGAATCTCAATGAAACGATAGCGGGGGACCGCTGCGCCGATCGATAGATCGTTGCACAGCATAAGCCCCCACTCTTCAAGTGTATCTTTTCCGCCGATGTTCACTCCGCAGATCATCCGACTGCAACTCCTCTCTGACGCATCCCCGCATTGTTGCCGAGCGCGCCGTCCATCCTCCGGGAGATTCCCCCGACAAGCGTTCCACCGTCGAGATAGATTCCCAAATGGTCAAGCTTGTTCAAAATTTCTTCGAGCAGTTCTGCCTCTCCGCCGTTTGTCGCCTCTTCCATTTCGAGGGCAACGGCCTGGATCCATTCCGTGTTTTTGGATAGCGGGACAATCGCCTCGTCTCCGTCTTCACCGCCGATCATGAGCGTGGGCCGTGTTAACACCGCGCCCATAGCCAGCTGCGGGATCTGCGGAACGCTAATGTTTCCAATCCAGGAAAACGGAGAAACGCCGAGAATGCGGATATTTCGCAGCGTATTCAGAAAGCCGTTGATTGCATTGAACGGGAACGCGACGACCGTATTGATCCCGCGGATGATAGCATTGACAACGGTTTTGAATACGTTCTCGATTCCCTCTTTGATCCCTGTGAAAATCCGTCCACCTGTAGAAAAGACATTCTTCACGCCTTCCCAGGCAATCCGGAAAGTATCCTTGAACCAGTTAATCACCGGAGAGAAAACGTTCTTAATTCCGGTCCATGCATTTTTCGCGCCGGTCTTCAGATTGTTCCACATGTCGACAAAGAAATTCTTCACGGGCGTAATAATCTTTGTGCTGAACCAACTCGAAACAACAGTCCAGGTATTTTTTATCCCGTTCCATGCGTTTGCCGCACCGGTTTTCAAGCCGTTCCACATGTCAGAAAAGAAATTCTTGACAGGTGAAACGATGTTTCCGCTAAACCAGCCGGACACAGTCGACCAGATTGATTTTATTCCCTCCCAGGCCTGCGATGCGCCCTCTCTTATTTTGTCCCAGAGCCGACGCGCAATCTCGATCCAGGGCCCGATCACTGTATTCCAGGCATTGACAATGCCCTGCCAGAGGCCACGGAAAAAGCCCGCCAGCGGTTCAATGATGTTTGTATTCAGCCAGTTCTTTGCCGTGTTCCACGCGGTCTCGATCCATTCAATGACCGCTCCCGCTGCCGTCGATATTCCGTTCCAGAGTCCTTCGAAAAATCCGGCAATCGGCTGGATGACGTTGACGTTGAACCATTCTCCGACACCTGCAAAAATGCCCTGTATGCCTTCCCACATTCCCGCGAAAAACTCACCGACTTTTTCAAGTGCGGGCGCAATCCAGCCGTCCCAGGCCAAAACAATCGCGTCCCATATTGCTGACAGAATCGCGGGAAGATTTTCGACGATTTTGCTTGTAAGCTGCACAAATCCGGCGAGCAGCAGCGGCAGATTTTCGAAAAGCGCCGTCACAAGCGCCGTCAGGATATCCGGCAGCGCTGCGACAATCGGCTCAATTATCTGAGTCCATCCCTGCAACACCATCACCATCAACGACACGAGGCCGGAAACAAACTGAGGAATGAGCACCGGCAACGCCTGCACGATTGACGTCATAATCTGCGGCAAGGCTTGAGCTATTCCAGCGCCCACATTCAAAAACAGCACCATGACAGACTGCAGGATCTGCGGCAGAGCACTGGTCAGCATCGGCAGAGCGCCGAGAATACCATTGAGAACGCTCTGGAACAGCTGCGCACCAACAGAAACCAGCTTCGGCGTGAACGAAACGAGCTTCGTGACGGCGGTCTCCATCATGTTCCCGAAAACAGAAACGGCGCCAGCAAATCCTCCTGACTTAAACGCCGCCGTCATGTCAGAAAGGCCTTTCGAGCCAAATTGCACCACGGTCCGCAAAGACGGCGTCAGCCTGTCAGAAACAGCGATATAGGCACCCTCAAGGGCCGACTTAAAGAGTGTCGTGTCACCGGCCAGATTATCAAGCTGCGTCGCCGCCATCTGTTTTGCGGCGCCTCCTGCGTCTGAAATCGCGGAGTCAAGCTCGTTCCACCGTTCAGCCGTCGTTTTCAGCAGCGCCTGCGCGGCCGCAATATCTCGCGTGTTAAAGATATCAGAAAGCGCCTTGACCTGTTCCTCATCCGTCAATGCGCTGAGGCTCTTTGACATATCGCCGAAGATCTCCGGCATAGAGCGCATTTTGCCCTCTGCGTCGTACACGCTTAAGCCCAGAGCTTCCATCTGTGCCGCGCCGTCTTTTGTCGGCGAGGATAGTTTCAGCAGCATATTCCGCAAATGCGTTCCTGCTTCTGATCCTTTTATACCGTTATCAGCGAGCAATCCGAGAACTGCTGCCAGCTCTGAGGTCCCGCCTGTCATAAACTGAGCCGTTCCGCCAATCGTCAAAATAGCGTCCCCAAGCTGTTCGACGCTCGTATTTGACTTCGAGGCGGTTTTTGCCATCTGATCAACGAGCACAGACGTTTCGTCTATGCTCAGGCCGAGTGCACTTGCTGCGTCTGTCACCATGTCAGATGCGCGTGCAAGGTCAAAACTGCCGGCCGCCGCAAGGTTAAGCACGTTCGGCAACATCGCCATTGATGTTTGCGCGTCATAACCGGCGAGGGCCATATAATTTAAGGCGTCAGCTGCTTCCGTCGCGGAAAAAACAGTGGTCCGGCCCATTTCCTGGGCAAACTCTCGCAGATCCTTGATCTGGTCAACAGTGAGGCCCATCGTCGCCGCAACCTGTGACATGCTCGCATCAAAGTCTTTTCCGGCAGAAATCGCCGCTTTTCCGAAAACAACCGTCGCGCTTGTCGCGGCAGCAAGAGAGGCAGCCGTCACTTTTCCGACCGTGCCGAGGGCCGACTTAATGCCGGAAGCGATGCTTCCACCTGCTGTTTTCCCGGCGGCCGCTGCTGGCTTATCGAGCACCTGCGTTAGGCTGCTCTGTATTCCCTGCGCTGACGGAACTATTTGCACATAAGCTTTCGCCAGTTCTATCGCGTTTGCCATTTACTTCATCCCTTTCAGGAGTCTTTCCCGTGCGCGTTTAAAATCTTCACCGGAATCGAATGCCATTACTTCATCCGTCTTTTCTTCCGTTTCCAGGAGTGACGGCAAAATCAATTTAGGCTTTGCCTGTTTATTCTTCGCCGCCTTTGATCTGCTCCACGCGGAAATGCGCAGCTGATCAAAGATCCCGGCCAGCAAAATCGTGTCGGTGGTCGCTTTCCGTCCGCTCAGCGCTCGAACTGTCCTGCTTTCTTCCGGAAGTCCGCAAGTAAGGATTGCTTGCTGCTTTAGCGACAGCGCCGCAAGATCGTAAACGCCGTAAAATTGAGCAAAATCGCAAATAAGAGCATCCTCATCAAACGATTTAGATGCTCTTATCTGCGCATAGAGAATTATTTTTTTTTACCCAGTTCCCCCGCTGCTTTCATGAGTTCGCCGAACTGAGCCATGAAATCCTCCGTTTTCACGCGACCTTTTTCGTTCCGCACGGATTCTTTCATTTTGGCATAACCATCTGCACCAATAAGCGCCTTTATGGTCTCAGGCAGCGAAAGCGGATTTCCTTTCTCGATCTCAACGAGATTTTCAAAAATCTCCATATCACCGAGAGCATCATCATCGACAGTGTATGTGACTCCGTTTTT